TTAATGGTTCAGATATAGAAGCAGAATTAATATTAAATACTGGTTCTATATCATTGAATACAGTTCATAGAGAGGATATAACTGGTAGTGATCACAGTACATTAATAACTGAAGTAGGATTAAATACGGTTAAAATAACATATGATGATGCCGCTTTAGTAGCTGAACATACTGGTTCAATAAGTTTAAATACTAATCATAGAGAAGATATTACAGGTTCTGACCATAGTACTCTTATTACAGAAATAGGATTAAATACCGGATCAGCACACACGCAGGGCACAGATACAACTCTTGGCACAGGATGTGTAGCAGTTGATCACACTGGTTCACAGATTGACCAAGTAGTAAATGTCTGCTACGGCACCGGTAGCACACCACCAACGGCTAGCACAACAACAGAGGGTACACTGTTTATACAGTACATAGCATAAAATGTCACTAACAACAGACTTAGTAAGTTATTGGAAACTTGATACAAGTAATAATACACAACCAGACAGCGTAGGAAGTAATGATATAACTGTTGAAGGTGGAACTTATAATGCTTCAGGTAAAATTAATGGTTGTTATAAAATGGATGGTGGTGATGGCTCTGGAATGGACACAGGATGGACTGGTCTTGATACATCAGCATCTCATACATATTCCTTTTGGAGTAAGGACTCAAATACTTTGAATGTATCACAAATGATAAAACAAACTCCAAAGGCTGATAATGAAGGAGCAAGGATATATGCTATTGGTACTAATAAAATTTATGCAAAAATGAAGTCAGGTGGCATCTCTTACTATGCTAAGAGTAATGATGTTTATACTGCTAATGTATGGCATTTTGTAGTTTATACTTATGATGAGACAAATATGAAAATATATGTAGATGGAGTTTTACAACAAACAACAGAAGCAACAGGTTATAATGATATAACAAACAACGTGTTAATAACAAGAGCACTAGAGACTTATGACAATAATTTTGATGGATATATTGATGAAATTGGAATGTGGGAAAGAGCTTTGACATATACAGAAGTTAAACAACTTTACAACGCTGGACACGGATTACAATATCCATTTGATAGAGGACTTCAAATTAATATAGGAGATACTTGGAAAAAGATGACTGATGCTAAGATAAACATTGGTGACACTTGGAAAGATGTTGTTAGTGTTCAACAGAACATTGGTGACACTTGGAAAGGGGTCTAGATAGACGTGCCACAATGGCCTCAGACGCACAGAGAGGTACCTTAGACAAGACTTTTTCACTTTTGAATAGTAAAGTACTCTTAAAAAACAACGTTGCTTAGAAGCGCTTAAAATGCGTCTAAGCACATTAATTCTTTTCATCCCAAATACATATTTTTATAAAGGTAAAGTATGAATATATACTACATATACTAAGAATGTAACATTTGATGTATAAGGTGTTGGTTAAATATAATAACTAAACATTTAAAAAATATACAACACGCCATATTTAACAAAATAAGGTGTATCAAAAGGTATATAAATGCAAACATTTATATAGTAGAAGTTACATATATATATATAAGTGTGTAAAAACACACTAAAGGAGGAAACAACAATGAATACACAATTGGATGACATACAAGACAGCATTTTAGAAATACAACAGCTAATATTTATGATATTAGAAGACCTACAATGAATATATTTATAAGGCCAGAAGAAGTAGCACAGGCAAAAGAAATGAGAGACAAGTTGGATGCTATCAAGACATACAATAAGATAAACAGTAAGAACAACTACATTGGAGTACTTGGAGAGATAGTATTACATAGATATCTTAAAGAAAATGATATTGAACACGTGTGGATAGAGTTCTTAAAAGACAACAAAGGATGGAATGAACCAGACTTCCTTATACAAGGCAAGACAATAGACTTAAAGACTACTAGGGGAGTAGATATGTGGTTCCAAGACCCAAAGTTTGATTTATACGTACACGCAAGTATAAATAACAGAGATACAGTGATGAAAGTAGATGGTATTGCTACAGCACATAGACTAAATGAATATATTAAAGACAATACTGCAAAGAAAGTAATAAGAGGAAATAGATATGACTACGTGGTATCACCATTGAAAATGATAGCACCAGTATTCATATTAGGAGTGAACTAAAAATGATTATAGCAAGAGTAAGAGAACAGAAACAGAGAGATGGACATGAATCTTCAACTATACTAACAGTCCCAAAGGATGCTAAGTTAGCAATAGGTTCATATGTAAGAATAGTACCTATAACTGAAGATGCCTAGGCCAAAGAATAGGAAGTGTAGAGTATGTGGAACACCCTGTGTAGGTATAACCTGCAGGGCCTGTTTTACAACTAAGAATAACAAGATAGCTGGTAGATACAAACTACAAGTAAAGAACAGAGTCAAGCTGACAACACACTACAATATAAACAGTACTAGTGTAATAAGCAATGTATATTTAATAAACAGGTAATGATAATGACAATAGATGAAGAACTAATGATGGCCCCGCTACAGTATAATTAAAAGCATATATAAGAGAGTATATTAGTTCACATACATCATTAATACATACCTATATAAACACATACCCACATTTAACTTTACATAGTAAAGTTACATTTGAGTGAGTGTGGTGTCTGTGTATGGTACTACGTGTATGTGAACAGTACCCCCCCTATCAACTACGTTAACAGGCTGGGGATAGAGCCTATACAGGCTATGGATACAATGAATACACCCCGTTATCAACTGAACAGATGCGCTTTTAATGAGATAAGAGAGTAATGACTTACTACTACCACACAAATTTTAAAAAAATGATAATAATCATATTTCCTAAACTAATTGAATGGCTAACAAAATGATACTACCCTTCACATTAGACAAATGGCAAAAGGAAGTCCTTAAAGAAGACGGCAACATATGCATTTGCAGTGGAAGACAAGTAGGCAAATCACAGATTATAGCCATTAAAGTGGGTGAATTCATAGCAAAGAACCCCGGCAAACAAGTTCTAATTATAAGCATTACTGAAGACCAAGCAGAGAGAATGCTTCAAAAAATAATATTATATCTTAATGATAATTATAAATCCTACATCTTAAAAGGTACTAAAAGACCTACCAAGCACAAGTGTCAACTTAATAACGGCAGTGAAGTTGTTACTAAAGCAGTTGGACAGTATGGACTTGGAGTATTGGGTATGACTGTAGATGTCATAGTACCAGATGAGGCAGCTTACTTACCAGAAGCAATATGGGCAAGTATAACTCCTATGTTACTTACTACAGGCGGTAAGTTGTGGCTACTATCCACACCAAATGCCGCACAAGGATACTTTTATGACGCTTATACTGACGCAAGTATGGGCTTTAAGACCTTTCACGTCAACTCAGAAGAGGTAGCAAGTCATAGACCGGAACCACAAAGGACTATAATGACCAGCTATCTAGAGCGTGAGAAGACTAGAATGACTGAATTCCAGTATTCTCAACAATATTTAGCACAATTTCTAGAAGAATTAGGACAACTATTTCCTGATGACCTTATAACAAGTTCACAAGTTCTCCAGCGGGATTCTTCCTCCACACCCGTTGGGGAATATTTCTTAGGAGTAGACGTAGCTAGAATGGGTGGTGATGAAACTACCTTTGAAATACTAGAGAGACAAGGAGACACCTACTTACAACGTGAGAATATCATGCACAGGTACACTTTAACCACTGAGACCATTGATAAGATACTTGAATTAGACCTTGAGTATAATTTTAGGAGAATCTACATAGATGATGGTGGACTAGGGGTTGCAGTTTTTGACCAACTGTTACAAAATGACCAAACAAAGAGGAGAGTAGAAGCTATTAACAACTCACGTAGAGCAATAGACGTAGACCACACACGTCAAAGAAAGCTTCTTAAAGAAGATTTATATATGAATTTACTTAACCTAATGGAGAGAGGCAAGCTTAAGCTACTTAAAGACGCAGAAATATTTGCTAGTCTTAAGAGTATTATATATGAAACTACAAGAAATACCAATGAAGTAAGAATTCATGGTAGATATACACACATAGCAGAAGGACTTATAAGAGCTGCGTGGTCTGTCAGAGACAGAAGCTTAGACCTATTCTATGAAACAAACCTAACATGAGGAAATAAAAATGACATACACAGGTATCTTTGCCACACTGGCAGAAGTAGAAATGAAAGCTGGAGCAAACGCATCAGCAACAAGTAAAGCAGAAGCTTACGTCAATATGTATATGACAGAAGCAGAGAGCTATATAAACGCAAAATGTAGATTTAACTTTAGTGATAATTACAATACTCTTAATGCAGACACAAGAGGTATATTAAAAGAAATGGCTAGCTGTATGGCGGCTATATACGTAATCAGCTATGACATGAGCGGATTTACTAGCAGAATAGAAGCAGAAGACATGATTAACATCTTAAGAGACGCATATCTAAGAGGAGAGAAGCTATTAGGAGATAAGAAAGTCACAGACTTCATAAGAGAGGTAGCATAAGATGGGATTTAATTTTAAAAGTTTATTTGGAAAGAACGGAATATTTGACAATACTGAAGATACATTTACAGTATCATCTGATATAATAGGAACCAAAATTTGTCTACCTGGCTACGCTATTGGAGGCTCCTATACGCTTATAGCAGAAGATTTACATGAACAAAGAAGAGCAAAAGGGTATGTTACACATATATCCCTTGTTAATGAAACAGGCGCTACTAGAGCATGTACATATAAAATAGAAAACCTAACCACAGGAAAAACACTAGCTGAAGGTAACATATCAGCTACTGATGGTGATGTTAGATACAATAACCTTTCATGGTCACTTGAAAAAATTAGAGATGGTGACAGTATAAAGCTGACAATAGGCGGAGACGGTATTGGTACAGCTACAACCTCATCCACAAGTTACTGGAGTTGTCCTGGAATCAATTTCAAAGCCGCTAAACAAGACGCTGACTGGGAATACAGTGCAAGCACAGGTAAATTTGAAATGAAATCAGACGTTGAATTTGCAATAGCACCTGTATCTCTTCCAGATGGAGCAAAGCTAACAGGAGCAATTGTTATTGGAACTGCTAGTGGTGAAGAATGGTATCTAGTAAGAAGAAAACTTACTGATAACACAACATACACTATTGCAACAGAAGACATCAACACTGAAAAAGACCCTGATGCAACTGTAGACAACTCATTATACACATACTACTTTGCTACATCAAGTCTAGACACCGGAGATATTATTAAATGTGCAAGAATAAAATACACACTATCTGATGGATGGGTAAGCAGAGCTGGTTATATACGCTTTGCTATATCAGGAATGTATGAAAGCAACGGAGAGGACTCAGAAATATGAAAACAGCAAAAGGCACGTTCAAAGTAATTGAACTAATAGGAACAAAGGAAGAAGAGAAAGAGAAGTACAGACTCAAAATGGAGAAAAAGAAATAAAATGGCATATACAGAAATAGACTCCGCAAGAGCTGGCGCAGGCGCAGATTCATTCACAGATTACGCTGTTAGTGGACAAACAACTGACTCAGCTACAGGAGAAAAAGAAACAGAATATCAAATTACTGAAGCTTCACAATATCTAGGATACTACAAGTCTATACCAGAACTAAAAATGGCAATAGACGCTAAAGCAACTTGGACAATTGGTAAAGG